ATACTTAAACTGGTCCAATCCAAATAATTGTCGGTATTTTGAATTTCTAATGCAGGATTGAATAAACAACTAATCTGTTCTATTAATTGTAATTTTTGAGTAGTATTACTAGTCCAAATATCTAATTTTACTTCTAATTTATAAGGAACAGGCATTAATCTTTCAACTGTAATTGAATCCTGTTGATATTTTTCGTAACTGCCGGTATCATCGTTGAATACTCTTTCTCTAAGATGAACTTTACTTACATGGTAAGGTTCTTGTACTCGATCTCTATCATAGGTCAACGAAGAAATGTATACAGCCATTGCAGGTACATGATTCATTATGTTTTCGCTATTGCTTCTAAGTATTTGCGATACTTGTCTAGAGCTATCTCCATACACAACCGGCACACGTAATAAACTTGTATTACCATCACGGTCTTTGCCAAATTCAACTTGAAAATTACTCATCATTCTTATAAACTGACTGATGAATCGACGTATTTGACCACTATAAAAAAATTGTTGCATACTTAATCTGCTTTTGGTTTAAATATTTCGTTTAATGCCTGCCGTTCACTATACGAATCTCCGCTGCTATTAGTATAGGTATTTGTATTATTTACAAAGCCACTTCTTAATGTTTTATTAGAAGTTCCTTGAGTGAGTGATGTACGAACAGCATCCTCAACCTTAACCCATTTCTTTCCGTTATATCTAAATAGTCTATTAGGCATAAAATCTAATCTTAAGAAATATTGTCCAAATTTTGGACTAGTCGGAAAAGAAACACCACTGGTAACTGTTAATCCGTTTGGTGCTAATCCATCCCCAGTTAAGTACCCAGCTATACTTTTATCAGGACTTTGAATAATTTGATCTGCTGTTAACTCACTGTCATCAACAAAAATATCAGTCTCGTCAACTGTTGGACTATACGGATCCTCGGGCATACCATCTGCTCTAAGACCTTTTGTGTATAGAGGAGTGGTATCGTATCCACTAAGCGGAACATCCGATTCGGCTTGAGTAATAATACCATCATTAATTGTAGAATATAAATTGTAGGTTGAAATTACTTCCGACAATTTAACATCTACATCGGGATCATCACTACCTGATATATTATTAATAATATCTTTATATTCTTGACTGTCAACCAATGGAGTTAGTTTTACTCTCCATAAATGTGCCCACCAGGTTGGACTAAATCCTTCTGCTGCTCGACTAGTATCAGAAACAACATAGAATCTTTTTAATGCTATAGGTAAGCTTTCGTCTAGTGGATTATAATCTTTTAGGTGCTGTAATTCTAAAACATCCCCACTCATTAACCTTCTTCCGATAATATTGATCATATCATTGAGATGAAATGTCATGAATAGTGTACTGGAGCTTAAAAACAGTCCGAATTGTGTTAGTTCAAATTCGCTATCGTTGACTGTGTAAATTCCTCTTATTGTGTAGATATCTTTATCGTATTTTCTATCTCTATTTTCAAGAAACAAAAGATCTTGTATATTTTTTGCACTTTCGTTAATATATCCAGGATTTTCAGCTGAAGCACTAAATTTAACTGTAATACCAGACGCCACAGGTGCAGTAGTTGCATTACTTAATGTAATCGAAGTACCTGTTTTTGCTGTTATTTTAGTACCATTTGGTATGTTTAACCCATACACAAAATCACCCACTTTGATATTGCTGGTATTGATAAATTGTAAATTTGTTCCTGCAGAGGGCTGAGCAGAATTAGTTGCAAGATTAACTGTTTGGTCGGTGGTCCCTAAATATTTGTGTATATTGATACCAGTACCGCCAACAGTAAACATCTCGGATATTTGTTTATCGAAATATTTGTAATCATTGCTATGTTTTCCGTCTTTCCAGAGGCTTAATCTAGGCAAGGCAGTTCTCCAATATTAAATATTTATCCAATCTACTGCGGTTGACCTAGTTCGAATTTTAGTGTATAATTGTTTTTTCCTGGTAATTTTGGAGTGTAATATGGCTCGTATTTCTATCAAAAAAGAATCCACAACAAAACGTCAACCTAAACTTTCGAGTACGTTAAGCATTGACGAAAAATATGTTGGCAGCGAGCCAATTTGGGACACAGAACGAGCTCTAACTATGAGTGATGCTGATTTTGAGCATCACCTTCGTCGTAGCCTCCGTTGGTACAATTATATGTTTTCCAGCCGAGAGCTTAAAAAATATGTGGTAGAGTGGCTGCAAGAAAACACCAAATTGGATGCTCGTGAACTCAGTATCTTTGTTAAGAGTAACGATCAATTCTGTCCAATCACTGTTTGTAGTCTCGTAATGGCACACCGTCGTGGTATGCCAATGAAAGAAAAATATCGCGATTATATCATTGATACTGTAACTAAACTAATCGACCAAAATCAAAATCTGGTACAGGTTGAACCTATAGCAGCTAAACGAGTTGATGTTAAAGTACCTACTATTGCGGATCGTGTAGCAGAAAAAACTGCTGAGTATATCGGCGAAGTTGAAGGATTGATTGACGAATACATTTTTAATAAAAAAGAATTTAATCTTTATAATTGGCTCAAAGAACGTAATGTTCCACAAGGCTCGATTGTAAAGTTTCGTCAAACCGTCAGTCGCCAACAACTGGAATTTGCTGAAGCATTAGAAGGCAAAGATGCACAACTCAAAGAGGGATATCGCGGATTTAATAAAGCTCGTCTTAAACAAATTGTAACTTTTTATGAAAAGCTATGGGGAGATCTAGATAGTTTTGCACAAAGCAAAAAAGTAGCACGTAAGGTTCGTGTTAAGAAAAGTCCCTCCAAGGACAAACTTGTTGCCAAACTTAAATATCTCAAAGAAGATCGAGAACTTAAAATTACCAGTATTAATCCAGTGGATATCATTGGAGCCAATAAATTGTGGGTTTACAATATTAAAACTCGCAAATTGTATCGTTATCAAGCCGATGAGCTTGCTAGTACATTAAGTATCAAAGGCACAACAATCTTGGGCTATGATGAAGTCAAGAGTGTAGGAAAAACTATTCGTAAACCCGCAGAAGTACTGGCTAAGTTTATGAAAGCTAGCAAAGTTCAACTTCGCAAGTTCCTCGACGACATCAATGCAGTAGAAGCTCGTGCCAATGGCCGTATTAACGAGGATACTGTGTTGTTACGAGTTGAATAAAAGTTTAATTGACTTGTGTCTTTGCTCAAATCCTAGGCTAGGATAAATATTAAAAAAGGCAAAGACACATGTCTACTGAACTTACTACACATTTAGAAACAGTTAATAGTCTAAAAAATCAAATTATTGATTACATACGACTACGGTTAGGCGATCAAATTATTGATATCGAAGCCGATAAAGAACATTATGAAATGGCAATCAAACAGGCTTTGATAAAATATCGTCAGCGTAGTAGCAATAGTATTGAAGAAAGTTATGCTTTTTTAGATCTAGTAAAAGAAACACAGGAATACATTTTACCACAAGAAGTCATAAGTGTGCGGCAGATATTTAGACGAGGTATTGGTAGTATAACTGGTACTACCGCTAGTCAATTTGAGCCATTTGCTGCTGGATATTTAAATACTTATATGTTAGTAGCAGGTAGAGTAGGTGGTTTAACTAATTACGAATTGTTTACACAATATCAAGAATTAGCAATGCGTATGTTTGGTGGGTTTATAAATTTCTCCTTTAACCATGTAACTAAGAAACTTACAATTGTTAGAAAAATACCCGAGAATGGTGAAAGTGTGATGTTATGGTTACATAATTATAAACCAGATCAAATTATATTGTCCGATCATATGGCTTTCCCGTGGGTACAAGACTATGCATATGGTCTAGTCAAATACACAATTGGTGAAGCAAGAGAAAAATTTAGTCAAGTGGCAGGTCCACAAGGTGGCACAACACTAAATGGAACTACATTAAAAACAGAAGCCAAAGAATTACTTGACAAACTAGAACTAGACCTAATAAACTATGTAGATGGTTCAATGCCATATACATTTGTAATAGGTTAAAAGTGATTATAACAATAAGTGGTTGGATTGGTTCAGGTAAAGATACAGTTGCACAATACTTACAAGACAGATACAATTATAAAAGTGTAAGTTTTGCTGGTTCCTTAAAAGATGCTGTAAGTTCGATTTTTGGGTGGGATCGCGATTTACTCGAAGGACGTACAGTTGAATCACGTAGATGGCGTGAATGTGTTGATGTTTGGTGGGCTGAACGGCTTAATATTCCTCAACTGACTCCGCGATGGATCCTACAATACTGGGGAACAGAAGTTTGTAGATCCGGATTTCATGACGATATCTGGATCGCTAGTATCGAAAATAAACTACGAAAAAATACTCATGATATAGTAATATCCGATGCTCGATTTCCTAACGAGTTAGCAGTAATTAAAAAATTGGGTGGGAAATCTTTGCGAGTAGTAAGAGGAGCGGATCCCGATTGGTATCCGTTAGCTATTAAGGCCAATTCCGGTGATAATGAAGCCAAAATACAATTGCAGAAACAAATTCATGCCAGTGAGTGGTCTTGGATAGGACACGATTTCGACTCGATATTAGATAATAACGGCTCTTTAGATTATTTGTATGGTCAAATTGACCAAGTAATTAAAAATCCGATTTCATAATACTATCGGTCCAAATTAAATTTTTTTGTATTAGTTCTATTTTACAGTTAGAACATACTGTTTTTAAATTTGACCAATTGTTGTTTTGAATATTGTTATCTAAATACCACACAAACATTTGTTCGGGAACACGAGATTTAAAATTACATTTGTCGCATCGTTCTTTCTTTTTGTAGCCCGATCTTATCCATGAAGGTATAGGATCTTTTGGTAATTTTTTTCGTCTGATACAATAATCACATCTATTTCTGTAATAGGTTTTAGTATTTGATTTGTAATTTACTGCAACTGGTCTTTGATGACATGCGGCACAAATTGCTCTTTTCATACCGATATTTATATCCGAAAGGGCAAAGAAAGGGCAGTTAAAGTGGTAAATTTTTGATCCTTTACATAAATAATATTAAATTCATGCTAAAGGAATAACAACATGGCACTAACATCACCTGGCTTAGAAGTACAAGTAATTGACGAGAGTACGTATTTACCAACTGCTCAAGCTACAGTACCTCTAATCGTATTAGCTACACAATCTAATAAAGTATTTAACAATGCTTTAACATCCGGTACATTAGATGCAAATGCTGGTAAATTAGATACTGTGTCTTCACAAAGAGATTTAATTACCAAATATGGTTATCCAATATTCCAACAAAGTTCAATTGGTACACCACTACATGGTGATCAGCGAAATGAATATGGTTTAATGGCTCTTTATAGTGCACTGGGTCTAGGAAATAGAGCATATGTATTAAGAGCTAATATTGATCTTGCTGCACTGGAACCCAGCGGAAGTCGTCCAACTGGAGAACCGGCAGATGGTACATATTGGTTGAATACAGGGGAAACTGCTTGGGGTATATTTGAATGGGACTACGTGGCTAACGATTTCACAAATCGTGTGCCAGTAATAGCATCTGGAACAAATATAGAGCTTAACACCGGTGTATATTATCCAAAGTCAACATTCGGTAGTATTGGAAGTTATGCTGTGGTTGTAATTGGTAATGATGATGAAATCAGTAAAGAAGATGCCGATACAGAAACTGACACAGAAACAGAATTAAGATATTTTTATAAAAATTATAACAATACTTGGACTATAGTAGGTAGCACTGAGTGGCAAGAATCTTTGGGTGCTTTAATTGCAGTTACCGCTAATCCAACTATTTCAGGTTCGGCAGATATTGTAATCAATACTGTATCAATTACACTAACTGGTGGCGTAAGCAATTGGGCATCTCAGATTAATGGCCAAAGTATACCCGGTGTTAGTGCTCGTGTCAGTGGTGGAAGATTAATTATCAGTGTCACTGATGAAGCTAAGAGCAATGGAATTGTAATAGATGGAAAACTTGTTGTAACACAAGTATTAGGTGTAGAAGCCACTGGAATATTAGATGATTTAGGAATCACTGGCTATGTAAGTAATACTGTAACATATTTTGCTCCAGCAGTACATATTGCCGGATACACAACTACACCAGAGTGGTCAAGTTATAATACTAAACCCAGACCTAGTGGTAGCGTCTGGTTAAAAACTACTTCAGTAGGCGGTGGATTAAGTTTAGATCTTTCTCAATATTCCGAAGATACAGCCGAATGGGTTCCATTAACAGCACCCCTATATTCAAATGCATTGGATGCTATAGGTGGATTAGATAGTGTCGGCGGTGGGGTGAATATAGCACTAGATACTATTTGGTCGTCAACTGATGTTAATGCAGAAAATAGAACCAATATAGAAATTTACCGTCGTGTAGTTGCTGGTGCTGTTTCTATTACAGGAAATACTCCAGGTGCATTTACCGCTGGCGATAATTTTATAGTAGGGGTCAGTGATGGTTCTACTTATATTTGTTATACTATTGTACAACCTGACACAACTGCAGCTGGATTTGTAGAAGCTATTCAACTAAAATCAATTCCCGAAATTGAAGTAAGTTATGCCAATGGCAGAATTACTATAACTCATAATGCCGGTGGGGTAATACATCTTGAAGATGTTAATGGTACCGCAATTGCAGACGCAGGATTTAGTTCATCTAATGATGCTGCATGGCCGATTCCGTTAGTAGCTGGGTTAACAGAAAACGAATACACTCAAAGTGCAATTGATATTACTAATTTAGGATTTTCGATTACAACATCTAGTCCATCTGATCTTGGAACCGGTGTTGGTACTAAAACACTTCAGTTAACAATTGGCGCTAAACCCTTTGTAACAAATCAATCAGTTATAGTTTACAATGGAACTAACGTTTTCAAAGGAAGAGTAAATTCATATAATCCAGCCACTGGAATATTATCTGTTTCAACTACATTTACTAATAGTGTAGGGCCGGGTAGTGTTAATTGGACTATAGATGTTACGGCAGAAACTTATACAGTAGGAATAGATTTTCCAACTAGTCCTTCGATGAACGACAAGTTTTTTGATACAGATAACGGTATAGAATACATTTATAACCCGTTAAATGCTACCCCGGGTGTTTGGGCTGTAACTGGAAGTGAAAATAGATTTTATACAGCATCTACAGCTGGTGCTCCAACCAGTGTAGAGGTAGGGGATAGATTTTATAATACAGATTTAGATAAGGTCTTTATTTACTACAATAGTACATGGGTCGAATTTTGGTCAGCAGGCGTCAGAACAGCTGGAATTACTGTCAGTGGATTTCAACCTTTGACATACACATTTGACGACAATGCTCCGGTAGCAATACCAGTAGATGGTAAATTATGGTATTATAGTAGTGCTAGCGATGTAGATATCATGATTAAAACCAGTGCAGGATGGAGAGGATATCGTAATGTAGCAGTAGATTCACGTGGATATAATCTTACACTTACTGATCCCAATGGAGTTATAGTAAGCGCCAGCGAACCTACTGCACAGTCAGATGACAGTCCACTGGTAGCTGGTGATCTTTGGCTAGATACTGGTGATTTAGTAAATTATCCAAGATTGTACAGATTTGATGGTACCAGTTGGGGAGATCCAATTGATACAACTGATCAAATCAGTAGTAATGGTATAGTATTTGCTGATGTTCGTTGGGGTACTGCTGGAACTGTTGATCCTGCCAGCGATGATATACCTGAAATCACTGCATTGCTTACCAGCAATTATACAGATTTAGACGCACCAGATTCGGCACTTTATCCAAACGGAATGTTAGTATGGAATCTTCGTCGCAGCGGGTATAATGTCAAGCGTTATGTAAGAAATTATTTCAATGCCACAAGATTCCCTGGTGAGACATTACCTGCTGAAAAAGATGTTTGGTTAACTGCTAGCGGATTAAAAGATGATGGGTCAATGTATGCTGGTCCTGGTGCACAGAGAAGTATGATTGTTAGTGCACTTAAAGCAGCCGTTGATGGCAGCGATGCAGTACGAGAAGACCAATATGAAATTAATCTTATGGCTTGCCCAGGATATCCTGAGGTATTACCTAATTTAGTTGCCTTGAACAATGATCGCGCCAATACTGCATTCATTGTTGGTGATACACCGATGACACTTGAGCCCGATATAGGCGAGATAATTTCTTGGTCAAATAATACATCTGGTACAGGATTAACTGCTTCAGCAACAGAATATCTAGGCGTATTTTATCCGTCGGGATTATCTAATGATTTGTCGGGTAATTCAATAGTTGTTCCTCCAAGTCATATGATGTTGCGTACAATTATGCGCAGTGATAATCTTAGTTTCCCCTGGTTTGCACCAGCTGGTGCACGTAGAGGATTAGTTGATAATGCTAGCGATATTGGATTTATTGATTCTGCTACAAATGAATTCGTTCGTACCGGAGTTAAAAAATCAATTCGTGACAGTCTATACGAAAATAAAGTTAACCCGATCACAAGATTGCCAGGAACTGGTATTCTTAACTATGGACAAAAAACACGATATGGATTAACTAGTGCACTTGATCGTATTAATGTGGCACGTTTAATTGCCTATGTAAGAAAAGCTCTACAACCTTTATCAAACAATTTCTTATTTGAACCCAACGATAAAGTTACTAGAGATCAGATCAAACAGGCAGTTGAAGGACTAATGAATGATTTAGTTGCCAAACGTGCTTTATACGATTATTTGGTTGTATGTGATGATACAAATAACACTCCAGACCGTATTGCTAGAAATGAACTATATGTAGATATAGCTATTGCACCAGTTCGTGCAGTTGAATTTATCTATATCCCATTACGAGTAAGAAATCCCGGTGATATTTGATATTAAGTAGTACTAAAATAGGGGGATTTAGTCCCCCTATTTTTTTGGGTAAAAATAAATTGGAAAAAAATCATAAATAAAATTAAGATCAGGGATAAGGAGATCACAAAATGGCAGTTGCCTCATTAACCAAATTTACAGTGCCTTTAAGTAGCAATCAAAGTGCTAGTAACCAAGGCCTATTAATGCCCAAGATGAAATTTCGTTTTCGAGTTACTTTCGAAAATTTTGGTGTCAGTCAACCGGTTACTGAATTAACTAAACAAGTTTCGGATTTTAAACGTCCGCAAATTGGTTTTAATACTCAAACCATTGACATCTATAACAGCAAAATTTATCTTGCAGGTAAACCTGAATGGCAATCAGTTACTTGTACCTTGCGTGATGATGCTGGCGGAAATGTTTCTAAACTTGTTGGCGAACAGATTCAGAAACAATTTGATTTCTTAGAGCAAAGCAGTGCTGCTGCTGGTATAGATTATAAGTTTATCACTAGATATGAAGTATTAGATGGCGGTAACGGTGTTAATACTCCCAATATTTTAGAAACATGGGAATTATATGGTTGTCTACTAGATGGGGTTGATTATGGTGAATCAAGCTATAGCAGCAACGATCCTATGACAGTTGCACTTACTATTCGTTACGACAATGCTATACAAACACCTAGCGGAACTGGTGTTGGTACATTAGTCGGACGAGCATTGGGTCAGACTATTACTGGTTAATAATAAACATAAAGGTCGCCAGTGGCTAATATTAATAGTTTTTTAAAACAGTTAGTCTCTGGCGATTCTGTTCGCGACTATGCTCACGCCAATAAAATTTTTGGTCGTAATGCATTTGAACTAACACCTAAGTACTCGTTTTTATTTCATGTCTTTTTTGATTTTGCTCCGGGTATTAATTTTAATAAACAAAACGAATTGGGTGTATTAGTAAAAACAGTTGATCTCCCTAGATTCGATGTAACAACTAAAACATATAATTCCTATAATAGAACTAATATAGTTCAATCAAGAATAAACTGTCAACCAATTACAATAGTTTTTCATGATGATAGTGCTAATGTAATTAGAAATTTTTGGTTTGATTATTATAATTTTTATTATAGAAATAGTGACTTAGCCGAACCTAGTTATTATAACTACGACAATAAGTATGCTGGTGCTAATTCGATAGATTCAGCTATTATGGGTTATACTCCTAAGACTGATAAAAAGAAATATTTGCAAAGTATTAGAATTTATAGTTTAAGTAGAAAAATTGCGTCAGAATATATTCTAATTAATCCTATTGTTACACAATTTCAACATGGTAGACATGAATATGCTAATAATAGCAATACATTAGAGCATACAATGACTATCGAATATGAAACAGTATTATACAAAGAATCACCAAGTGCTGCTGTAAAAGGATTTGCGCAAAGTGAAAATTATGATCAACGACCTAGTCCAATTGCACCCGGGGGTGGTGGTACTAGAAGTATCTTAGGGCCCGGTGGTCTACTGGGTTCGGCAGATTCGTTTGTTAAGAATTTGTCAGAAGGCAATTATTTGTCTGCTGCTTTAGGATTAGCTAAAACTAGACAAACATTCAAAGGTGCAAAATTAAAAGATATTGCATTAACTGAAGTTCAAGGGCTAGGAAAAGATGTTTTGCGTGGACAAAATCCTTTTAGTAGAATAAGTGTTCCAACGTTAGGCGACATATCCTCAGTAACAGCAGCCACTACAGGTGTAGTACAGTCCAAATTAAATACTAAACAAAATGCAAGAAATCCAGTTAGTGTTCAATCTAGTACAGCGAGTTCGTCGGGATCAACCGGTACAGCTACAAGTAATTCAACTGAAGTAAGTAGTGGAATATAATGGCAAAAACTTATAATATAAACGACATTAATCTAGATACAATTAATGATACAACTGGGTTTTTTAATAACATATTCGATCAACAAATTAGCGTGTCTAGTGAAGTTGATCAGTCTGTTTTGGCTTTTTTTGAAAAGAAAACCGGTAGTAAAACATCAGCAAAAGGTTTAGCCGGTGCTTTACTTTATACTTGTTTAAGTCGTGGAATAGATCCAATGACAGTATTGGATAGATATCAAAATTTAAATGAAAATAATTTAGATGTTTATACTGCGATGATACTAAATCTCAGTAGAGTTTCGACTAGCGTATTAGGGGTGGTAAATGTACCTACGGTTAGCCCATATATAACCAGGACAATTATTGCATAGGGTATAATGAGCAAGTATGCACAAGGAATTTTTACCCCCAAAAATCCACAAAAATATATAGGAAAAGGGTCAATTAAATATCGTAGTTCTTGGGAACTGGCCTTTATGCATATGTGTGATCAAAATCCCGGTATTAAGTCGTGGGCCAGTGAAAGTATCAGAATTCCGTATAGAAACCCGTTTACTGGAAAAAATACTATATATGTGCCCGATTTTTTTATAGTATACGAAGATAAATCCGGAAACGAACATAAAGAATTAGTCGAAATTAAACCCAGTAAAGAAATTACGTTAGAATCTGCAAAAAGTCAACGGGATAAATTAGCGGTAACTTTAAATCATGCAAAATGGGCAGCGGCCTTTGATTGGTGTCAGCGTGCTAATATAAAATTTCGAATCGTTAGTGAAAACGAGATATTTCATCAAGGAAAGAAAAAATGACAAGACAGCTAGAAGAATTTTTTAATTTACCAGCAACAAAAAAAGTCGACGAATCTTCTGAAATATTACCAACAGAAAATCTAGATGAATTACAAGAAGTAATGAAAGGTATCGATAAGATTGAACAAGCATTACCAATGGTTAAAAATTTAGAAACTGCCGATCGAGAAATGGATCATTTAGCTGAGTTAGCCGAGGAAAAATTTAAAGAACTTATGGATTTGGGAATGAGTGTTGAACCTAGATTCAGTGGCACAATATTACAAACAGCCGGAACATTATTAGGACATGCTATTACCGCTAAACAGGCTAAAATAGATAAAAAGTTAAGAATGATTGAATTACAGTTAAAAAAGGCAAGACTGGATCAAACAGCACCTAAAGAAAAAGAAGAAGAGCTCGAACAAGGCAATGCAGTGGTGTTGAACAGAAACGATTTAATTAGATCTATCCTTGAATCTAATAGAAAATCTTAGACTTGAAGATAAATACCAAATAAGGAAATATCATGAAAAGTTTTGTAGAATACCTTACTGAGTCTAAAAAAACCTTTCAATTTAAGGTAAGAATAGCTAATTGCGGTGATGATAACTTTGATATCATTGAGACAGCATTAAAGCAATTTGATTTAATTAGTATGTCAAAAATTAAAAATCATCCACCTGAAGATCGAAGTTTAGAATTTCCCAAAGTTGGAATTTGTGAAGTTAAAGATTTTGACGTCGAATTAAATTATCCGACTACTGATGTATCGGTTAGAACCGCCGTTGCACATGCCTGTGGATTAAAAGTAGATCAAGTAATGGCATATACCAAAGAAGGCTTCGAACAAAGAATGCGAGATATCGAAAGTGTTAAGAGCATTAAAAAAGGTGATGCTGTTCTGAATAAAAAAGAATTAGAATCAGAGCCAAAACCAAAATTAGATCTAAGTTTAATTAAAAACCTTGAAACAAGAAAATACGAGTTCGATGCAAAAACAGATGCAACAGGTAAAACTACTAACGATTTACCTATGGGAAATAATAGCCCAATTGGCTCGATTAAAAGACAGAGTAAATCATGAAATCTTTATTAAAAAAAATAGATCTAGCCGAAAATACAACTAAGGCTAAAGAAAAACAAAATCTTAACGAGAATCCAGCAATTGCAGCCGGCTTAGCTGGTCTTGCTAGTAAATTAAGACCCACGGCAACTGCGGCTGCTGATGCCTTAAGAAATATTGGTAGACCAGATTTAAGTGGTCTACCACGAGCTGCAGGTAATTTCCCTGCTGTAATTAAACCTAGTACCCCAGCAACTAGAAGTGTACCTGGCGGAATTAGACCCACTGTAGATAAAGCAACAAAACCTGCTGCAGGTTCTCGTTCTACTCCTGCTACAGGTTCTCGTTCTACTCCTGCTACAGGTTCTCGTCCTGCTCCTGTAAGTAGAAATACAGACGATGTTACCGATGTACCATTTAAAGAAATACCCGGAGGAACAGCTGGTGCAGCGTCTACTGCTGCTAAACCTGGTATCGGCGCATCCATTAAAAAAGGATTAGGAATTGCAGGTAATGCAGCGACTCTAGGATCTCTTGGTTATATGCTTTATGATTTGTTAAAAGCTAAAGACATAGAAAAAGATATACAACTCAGCCCAGAAGAATTTCGAAAAAAATATAATATTCCCACTGATGCAACATGGGATTTAGACAAACCTACTGGAATTCCAACAAGTCCTAGTAGAGATGTTACAACTACCACATCTCCAAGTAGCACAAGTAGAGATGTTACAACTACCACATCTCCAAGTAGCACAAGCAGTGATGTTACAACTACTACATCTCCAAGTAGTACAAGCAGAGATGTTGTGATAGCACCAAGTCGTGATATTGTAATTAAACCAGATACTAAATCTGAACCTGAAACAAAAACTGAGCCAAGATTAAGATTACCGGTACCAGCAGAAATACCCACTAATTTAGAAGAGCCAAAAACTCAAGCAGAACCAAAATCTCAGAGAATTTCGCCTCCTCCGACACCACCAGTTATTGTTGGAACTTTACCGTCGGAACCGCCAGATCCTCCGAGAAGACGTTATCCTCCAATAATGCCTCCTCCAGATTTACCACCATCTCCCCCACCGCCGTCGAATACAGATGATTCAGGACCGCCACCATCGAAACCCGATAAACCCGAACCACCTAAGCCGGAGCCCGATAATACGTCGCCACCACCATCAAAACCCGATAAATCCGAACCTGTTCGGCCAGAGCCTAGTAAACCCGAACCTGTTAAACCCAGCGTAACACCATCGAGCAGTGATGACGATGATGTTTATTGGCGTTCACCTGGCGGAGCAGATAAAGATGAAACCGGATTAGGATATTTAGGATCCGACACTTCTAGATTAGATGTAAGTCCAGCAGGAAGAATTATGACCGCATATAAAAAGGACGGAACTCCGAGAGATCCTAATCTGAGGCTAGATACCGGTATGGAAAGTATTCAAAATGCCGAACCGGCTCTGAACGAATGGTTAGTTCTTGCCGGAATTAACTCGGCTGAAAAAATTATAATTAAGGAAAATAAAATGGTTGACAAAACCGATTTATCAGATATTTTTAGATTAGCTGGACTAAATGATCAAAATAGTAATCGAGAATTTGTGAATGAATCTTCAAATACAAAAGATAAAACAATTTATTCTATACTAGAAAATATTCAAGAGTTATCAAAAACAAATAATTCTCAAGTAATTTTAGAAAATCAACAAGTACCAGAAGGAAAAAAGCCTGACTACTTAGATTTTGACAACGACGGCGATGAAAAAGAGTCAATGACTGATGCACTTAAAGATAAGAAAAAGA